AAGAAATCGTAGGATACACAGAACTGAAAAACTCTTCAGAAATGTTAGAAGGAACAAATGCAAACTCATCTAGAAAAATAATGTTGAAAGAACCACCTCGAATAGCAGAACCAGAAGTCGAACTAGCGAGAATCTTTGAGCCGTTTTCTAACTCAATGTTTCCTTTGTTCCATATCAGTATTCCTTGTTGCAACCACTTTGGCATATGTTCGTATGCAAGTTGTAATCTTCCAAGAAGTTCCATCGCTGTTGTCTTCTTGTTCGCAAGAATTGCAACCGAAACATTTTCGTTGAAAAGAATGTAATGAAGAAGGTAAGCAAGGATAGTAGTGGATTTACCAGATTGTCTGGCCATCTTACAGATCACAAATCTTTCGTTGTGAAATCTGTTTATCATATCTTCTTGATAATCACGAACATCGAAAGGAATCAATCCTTCATCCAGAGAAACAATTTTGATGTGTTCAGTTATAAAATGTAGAGGATCATTCTGACAACGAATGTATTCACCGACTTCTTTCTCAGACCAATCTTGAGGTACATGAGCAGATTTGAGTAACGGATTTCCTAAGTAAGTTCCATGTTCAGGCATAATTTATTTTAGTGGTGGAGAATATAACAAACCTCCGTCTTTGTAGAGTTTATTCAATCCTCGTTTTAGTCCTAGTTTTTTTATGATATTACGTTCAAATATCTCTTCGTAATTTCCTACTTGTTTTATCACATCGTAAGACCATGTAGCAGGCAATCCTAGTTTAGCACCAAGATTTGGATGGTCTGCACCATTCTTTTCTCCCATGAATCTTTGAATATTCGGGTCTATGTTATTCTTGAATGTATCTATATTTATAGAGTTGATTCCCATTTCTTCTGCAATGAAAAGAACATATACAGTCCATCTTACTATGTCAGACCACTTTTGGTCACCATACTTAACCACTGGGCCAAGTGGTTCTTTGGAAATAATCTCTGGTAATATAATGTGTAATTCGGGATTGGTGAACCCTAGACGATTTGAGGCCAATCCTGACCTATCTGTGCCATACATATCACAATCGCCTCTAAGATACACATTTTGAGACTTTTCGTTTTCAGGCACGGCTACAGGAATATACTTTATTTCGTGTAACTCCATGAAGTCTGCAATGTTCTTCGCAGCTGTACCAGATCCAGAGAAACATATTTTAGCTCCATGCATCTGTTTTGCAGAGGATACTCCTAGAGTTCTTTTGGTAATGAATCCTTGGCCATCATAATATGTTGTTGGTAGAAACTCAAATTTCTTGAGTACATTTCTTGTAAAGGTATACGTTGTAGCTGCAGACAACATATCAATAGTTCCATCTATCAAATGTGTAAATCTAGAAACTCCATCTACTATTTCATATTGTATAGCAGTTGTATCTCCAAAGACAGCTGCTGCGACCGCTTTACAAACATCAATATCAAATCCTTCCCATATAGCACCACTTTCAGTATCATATACCTCTTCAGAGAAGCCAGGAAATTCATCGTTAGTTCCACAAATAATAAATCCTCTTTTTACTACTCTATCAAATGTGGTTCCGTATGTTGGATTATATTCTAGTACTGGTTCATCCTTCTTATTCATCACCATCTGTTTGACTTTTTCTATTTCAGTCAAAGTCATGCCACTATGATCCATCATCGGATGCGTGGACTTTTCTTTACCCATTACAGAGTTGTCTACAATCATCATCCAAAATATCCATACCAGACATGCGATAAGTTTTCCGGCAAGTATCATTTCAGAGTCCTATAAACTGCCATTAGTTCCTCATCCGATGGATTTATCGCTGAAGAATATCTCTTATGTCCCACTCTCATGAATGCTTTGATATCGGAAAAACTTGGATATATTGATTGTAGGTTGTGAAGTAGATAATCTGGATCTAAGTGGCAAGATGCACACGCGTTATCTTTAGCAAATACTCTTGTGGACTTTTTGAATCTTTCGCTCTGAACTAATACGGCGGAAAGATCTTTCTCCATATATGTTATTCTCTTATCTATCTCATGTACTTGATTTTGAAAGTTTTCATCCATATCTGGCATAATCATAAAGATTAAGTATACTAGAAGTGCGATAATAACATAGATGAACGACTTACTTGCGACAATCTGATCTTTGTTTGCAAGTTCTATTTGTTGAACTTCTTCAACCTTTTTATCTATTTCTTCAATGTCGTGTTGTAGTATTTTTTGATCTTTTCCGTTTGCTACAGTCTTATCTTGTTGTGCCATGATCTATTTCCTCCCTACTTCATTCAACTTTTTAGTAATTTGTTGTTGGAACCACTTCAATACGATAGGAATACTTACATTAGAAGTGAGTCCAAAGAGAAATCCGATGGGAAAACGATAAGGCCCGAAATCGTTGAGTTGAGGAACATTTGTGAATACGATCATAATCAACAAATATCCTGTAAGAGACATACCAGTATTGATTATAAGGTCAAGCCCTATTAACCAACTATGCCCTTCGTATTTTTCTTTGTTATCTATTCTATAATTAAATAGAAAAATCCAAAATGATGAAAATATGACAACAGCATACATCCACAAATCAGCAGTATTAAATAAATCAACCATTTTCTTTTGTCTCTTTCTTTACCAACTTCAGTAAGTCAGCAGTACTGCCGACAAATAATGCATTAGTAACATTTTGAGCTTGGGTAACTTCCTGTCTATCTCCAGCATTTTCTAGTTTTTGTTTCTTTTGATGCAAATCCATTAATGTTTCTTGAGTGTCACTCATATTTTTGAGTAATTGACCAAACACTTCAAAGGCTCTTGGAGATTCTTCTGCTTTAGCAATTTCCAGAAGTTCTTCCATTGCATCTCTGCCTTTTTCAATTATGTCATAGAGATTTTCACGAGCATATTGAAAGTCATTTTCTCTAGTATCATCTCCATTTATAACAACAGGAACGTTATTATCCATCACAATCGGATCATTTATAACTTTTATATCACTGTTGAGAGATTCTTCTCCGAGCTCAAGATGTTTTTCAATCCGTTGCTCCACTAATTTTTCAGTTTTCATTAACTATCTGTTCCAGCTACTGGATCATGTGTTTTTCCTTGAGGAAAAAATTCAAAGGTTTCACTAAATCCAAAATCTTCATCTGTGATTGCGGTTGTATCTTCTGGAGTTACCGTAACTCTTGTCACAGTTGCACCAGCAGTAGAGGCATCTTCTGATGCTTCAGTCAACAAACGTATTCTGGTAGAATCGTCAAATTCGTGGCCATCCAATATCATAAAATTCTTACTATAAACTGTACTATCTTCTGATATAATATATATGGGTTCCGCCGCAACTGCTTCTGACATAAGATGAGTATCTACTACAGAAGAGGTAATAACCTTTGCGTTGTCCACCACATTCGGATATAGATAACCTTTCATCGAAAAGTTAAGTGTCCAGATAATAGAACGTCTTGTTGCAAAGTCTCCATCGTATGTATCTTCACTAGAGACACCAGAAAGAACTAAAGGTATGTCCATTTTCACATCCATACCAGAAACAAGCGACATTGTTATTGTAAATTCTGGTGTAAAAAATGGAAGTACTTGTTCTAGTATTTGTGTTCCATCCTCTGCATTTTTAACAAAGATATAAAGAGAAAAATCGTAGTTATAAGGAACAGGATTGAATTGTTTTTTGAGTCCAGTAGTTCCAGTTTTGACATTCCGACCAAGTGTATTGAGTTTTCTCGCGCTATCATACGTCATAGATGTCAACTCAAATCCCATTCTTGGAACTGTCAAAGCAACAGCCGAATTAAGATTTGGGTCTGCAGATATCCGTACTAACATCTTATCCTTCGGCCCGTAAGACAAAGGAATTTTTAGTACTTCAGTTACGGCATCAGAACTATTCGTTCTGCGAACTTCTATGTTATTGAATAGAGTTCCAAATGCAACCACCATCTTTCGTGAAGTCTGGTGGTAAAAATAAGTTCCAAACATTACGGATTCTCTCCAAACGGATTACTTTCAGAAAAATCAAATATCGAATCAGCATCAATTTCAAATTGTTTGTTACTTGATGTCTTATCGGTTGTTCCATCATCTACCGATTGTAACGTAGTAGAAGCTTCATTTGTTGATTGTTGAACGTTGTATGTTCCAGTTGCTTCACTGGTTGCACCTGTCAGTATTTCAGATAGTGTAAACGAACCTGTCATATTGATGAGATATAGATAACTTGTTGTAGTATCCCAGCGTGCAACTTCTCCTGTTACAGCAGATGTTCCTCCTGTGACAGTTTCGCCGACCGTGAAGGTTCCCGATACACTAGATAACTCAAATGTACGAACAAAAGATTGTTGTCTTTCCACTACATCTATGTCATCAACTCCTGTATCCAATGCTTCATCAGAGTATGTAAAGAGTTCACAAGTGAGGTCAAATGTAGGTAACGCACCAGTTTGATAGAATGGTGTTTCGTGTTCAACAAAAGTTATCTGAAAAAGTTTATTAGTAAGTGGAAAGTGAATCAAATCTCCCTCTTTTGGGCGAGTTCCTATATCCAATCCCTCCCAAGCTCTTCGTGCTAAAGAGAAAACAATCTGGTCTCTAATCTCAAGACCAAACTTTGAAATCAGATCACCTTCTCCTTCAAAACCATCAACAGATTTGACATACATCTCTATTGAATGAGCATCTTTAAATTCTGAAAGGGAATCTTCACCAAGTATAGTATCTTCGTTTATCAGTGTTCTAGGAATGTAAGAAACATCA